TTTATAAAAATCAATAATTCTTTTGTAAAGTGTTGCTTTATTAACTGAGATATCTCTTGGTATAATAGCAGCAATCTCTTTCTGCATAAAATTTAGATATTCATTAGTAGGGTCTTTGGCATCATCTAGGTTTTTATCAATATCCATTGCATCTTCTAATGCATTAAGTACATAAGACGGCCCTGGGCCCACCCAATTTTTAATCGTGGTTGTAAGTTTAGCAGTCTTAGTATTATGGCTTGCTAAACCACTAACAGTAAAAGTCTTACCAATTTCTACTGTACTTTTAGCAAGTGAACCAGGAAGCTCATTACCATTTGATATCTGTACATTTACACTAGATAGAGTAATTACTGTTCCGTCATCTAATACTAGTGTACTATTAGCACCATCATGGTCAGAAAAGAATTCATTACCATTAGAGTCTAGGTCTGGATATCTAAAGACTGCCTGACCATCTAATATTCTATCTGAAAACGATTCCGTAGTTTGATATATAAACTCGTTCATATTCATAAACTCATAATATGATTCCAAGAGTTTTTGAATACCAACGTTGTTAGTAGTATCAATATTATCTAAGATTCCATCAGGTAATAATTGTTTTACCTGCAAATCTTCCTTAGATTTTCTCTTAGAGGAGAATACCGATTCTATAAATCCTGGTGAATTATTATCTATTGACATATTATCTTAACCTAGAATTAACTGAATAGTCTATTGAGCCTGATGAACCTGCTGTAGAAATAGTATCTACTTGTGCAGTAATATTTACAAATGATTGGTCTATATTAATTAACTGGTCTCTTTTAGGTGCTATATCTAGTGAGTTTGGAATAGCAGTAATTTTAATAGAGGTATCTGATGCAGATGTAGTAAAGTTATTTAATGAAATTTTACCAGATGATGGAGTAATAAGTCCTGCATCATTTATAACAGTAATATTATTTCCATCCACTACTTTATAAACCATAACTTGTCTATTACTAGACCCCGTAATTGGAATATCACCAAAGAAATGGTCTACACCGCCTGGAACCAATTTAAATGCAGTTGAACTAATTAAGAAATTACTTGAGTCACCTGACTCATATAAAGGAGCAGCAAAGGATAAGTTAAATACATTATCTACTGCTGTAGTTCCTGCAGAAATATTCTGATACATATAAGGTCTAATAGTTGAGTTAAGAATAGAAGGGTCTGCTGAATCAATTAATTTTAAGAGTTGAGAATGTCTGAAGACTCCATCAAACTTATTTAAGTTGTTAAAATTATAATCCGAAATAACATCTCTTACCACATTCTGTAGTTCAACACTAGTTCTATCAGTAATGTTTGGATTATACTTAAAGAATACATCTAATTCCAAATTAGTAAAGTTGGGGTCTACAATTTCTGGAGTAATAGAAACAATATTTTTACCTTTCAGTACAGTATCTTTAATCGCAAGTTTTTCTGTTGCTGTAAGTGTGGGTGCTGTAAGAGGTTTAATTGCAATATAGACTGTTCCGAAATCTGCAGGGTCGTTATCTTCTCCACCCCATGTAGCAATAGAAGAAATGTTTGCAAATCCTTTTAGAATAATAGACCTATAATCTTCTGCAGTAACTGCTCTATTTTGTGCAGTAAATGTAAGAGGAGCATTAAATCTGATTGACTCTATTGTTTCTGGTTCATTACCACCTGATGCATTACTTACAGTTATAATAGCATTAGTAAATGACCCAGTAAGCTGAGGAATAGTATCATTAAATATAAAAGTACTTGCTCCATTAGCTTCTTCACCATCTGTATAAATATAGTCCAAAGTTACAATATTATCATTAACTGGCTTCTTACCAGTAATACCATCTCCAAAGTAAACTTCATATCTACCACCTGGATTTTCTTGTAGATAATATACTTGAGCTTTAGAATCTACATTTAGTAGTGATTCGAATCTTGTATAAATATTGTAAGAGGTTGATTTTTCATTGTCTTGTACTCTTACTCTTAATGTGCTTGTATCTGCATCAATATCTGCGAGTTGAAATTTCTGATTATCAATATCATTATCAACTCTATAGAGTAGACTTTTAAGAACACCTTGAGCAATACTAATATTACTAAAAGTATATTTGTTAGTTACTGCATCAAGGTTAGCAGATTCATTATTAAGAAGTGCAAAATCATACTTGATTCCACTTAATTGTGACCTAAGTTTAGTCCCTCTTTTAAGTATTAAAGTTTCAGGCCTAGAGCTTTCATTAGTTGCATCAATTACAATATTTACTGTTGCCCTAGATGCAAGGATACTTCTTGGAGTATAACCTAAAAGTTTAGCACGAGTAACTACATTACCTCTAATCTGAGCAGAATCTAAGAATGCTTCATTTAATGCATAGTGAGCGGCCATTGCATTATAATGTGTATTATATGCAAGAACATCAAGCAGTACATTAAGACTACTTCCTTCAAAGTTAAAATCATTAAACTGGGATTGATTCTTTAGATAGTTTTTTAAATTATCTTTAATTTGGTCGAAATCTAGTTCGGTTACATTTAAGTTACTGGCCATATTATTACCTTAATCTTCTTAGGGAAATATCAAACTTATCTATTTGATTATTCTCTTTTATTTTAAATTTTATAGTAATGTCATATCTATTTTTATTCTCATTACCTTTTACATTTACATTTAGAATTTCTACTCTGCTTTCTTTTCTAATTACTGATTTAATCTGACTAGTTATTGATAGTTCAGTTAAGACTCCCATGGGCTCAAAAAGTAACCCTCTAAGATTGGCACCTAAATCTGGTTGAAAAGGCCTTTCAAAGGAATCTGTTAAGAGTAGATTCTTCAATGAATTCCTGATAGCTCTATCATCTTTTAACGGCATTATATCTTTTCTATATGGATGAACTGCCAAAGTTAAATCTAAATCAGCATGGCCCTTTTTTCGAGCTATATTATTAGAACCACCTGTTTTATCAGATGGGTTTGTTCTACTATTTGAAATATCGTGTATACTCATATAGTTATTTATAAGGGCTTAGTTAAAGAATTATTCAATATCCAATAATATCTTATACATTAGCTAGTTTAGCATTTATCTGATCTATAGTAAAGTTTAATTTAACTGCATCAGATGTAACAGTTTCTGTTGAAGTAACACTCGTATCTGTTATTTCACTAGGATCGATAGTAATATTAGGGTCTAGGTATGCAATATTACCAGAATACCCCATTAAAGATAATGGATCACTGTAATATGTAGAATCACCAAAGTTTGAACTAGGTCTAGGTTTTGTACCACTATCGTATAGTGTATCGTTACCTTTTGCGGTCTCTCTAAAGTATTTTCTTAATTGTGCTGGAGTTGTGGTTGGATACTTTCCTAATACCAAGGCAGCCATACCACCGACATTTGGTGATGCAAATGAAGTTCCTGTTGCATCATATTTACCATTTGTGTATAGATTCATATAAATGTTAACACCTGCTGCAGCAGTATCTACTCTATCTCCGCGATTACTAAAATCTGCTAGTGATTCTTTACTACTCATATATATTTCTTCTGGGTCGTTGAAGTTAGATGTTATGGCAGCACATACTATTGTATCTGTACTCATAGATAACATTTCTCGACATGTTGGGTAAAACCGGTAGACACGATGGTGCTTAGCTGCTCCTGTTCCAGTTTCGTATGGCCAGATGCCAATAACACCATTATTATAGTCTATATTGTCAGGAAGTGCTATTTTTGAACTATGATTGCCTGCAGCACTGACATGATGTACTCCAGCAGCCGACATATCATTGATAGCATCAAGGTTTGCGTATTGTTGGCTGTTATCTCGATTAGATATATATGACATAATAGTAGCTTTATCCTCAGTGGTTAAATTTCTAATATCCATTGTTCTACCATTTATAGGTGAATTTAATAAACTATAATGTCCGTGGCCAAATGGTATATTCTTGTTATTTCCATATGCTAAACTAGTATGGGCATTATAAAAACTTCGGAATCTACTGACTTGTAATTCTGGTATACCATTTGGCCTTACTTTATCATAAAATCCATCTCTAAATAATACTGCACCATTATTTATTTGAGGGCTTTCTGACCTATATTCTATAGCATCAACGACTATAGTTGGCCTACTATTACCTTTATTTTGATGAAATAGCCTAAATGCATCCCATCCATGCGATGCTACGCTTTTGGCCGCTGCGAGCATGGGTGTTCTCGGCCAAATATATAAATCTGCACCAGTTGCCCAACCATAAGTATTTCCCGCAGTAAGGGCCGCAACAGCCTCGGCATGACTATCGATTCCAGATGTCGCGCTATAATCTATAGTGGGTAAATTTGATCCACTGGATCCCATACCTGGCAGAGTATTCCATTGAAATTCTTTAAGCCTTGTTGTCCCACTGGTCTTAAATTCTGGATCTGACCTATCTATTATTGTTGCCAAATTTAAAATAATATCTACTCCAGTCCCAATGTAAGAATTTGTGTAAGTGGCAGTACTATCTGTATTAAATGTAGTATTGTTAGTCTGACTTTGGTGACGTATAAGTCCCCAGTTACCAAATGAAGATTTAGGTTCGTTAGTATCATCAATGCCTACTCTGTGGTCATACTCTCTACTATATGACACTGACTTAGTTACAGCATTTTCTTCCATAATTATGTCTTCAAGTAATATACACGAAACAATGTTTTCTTTTCCTTGCAACTCTCTTACTTGTGCTTCTGTACAATCTGCAAAAAATATCCCTGGCCTATTTGGAATTGCATCTGTTACATTGGTTACAAGAGGATAGAAGTCAGTTTCATCGCAACCTTTTTTTACTATAATGTTATATGTTTTTGTCATAATTAAATGTCTCCTAATTTTGTATTTATTACTGCAGATGAGAAAGTCATATTATCAGTAGTTAGTGGGATTCCATTAGAGTCTAGTAAATGCTTACCTTCACTGTCTAGTAGTACAGTATTCATATTACCATTAAGTGTATTAGAAGAGATGGTATCTATTATCACTGTTTCAACTGGATCAGCTGTGTCATCTGGAATAACTACATCACCTGGGTCTATAATATCAATAGCAATAGGTGTAAGTGTAGGTAAAATATTTGAACCTGCCTCACCAGCAGGAATTATATTTCCATTTTCATCTAGTGATGCAGAAGGTACATTCTTTAAACCTATAATATCTAATGTATTAGTAATACTTATTGCTG